GCCGCCGCTCTCATTATCAAACTGAGGAATATATCTAGGAGTTACTTTAACAATTGATACATCAACATATGATTCATTTGGATTTGGTTTAACACCTATTGTTTGGTTATTTACAGTTGAATGCCCTGTTATCGTATAACTTGGTGACAATTGGCTAACAGCACTTTCTTCAGTATATTTTGTAGTTATTACGCCATCATTTCTAGCAACATCAGTAGTAGTTAAATAATTCAGTTTTATTAACTGAGTATATGATCTAGGTCCTAGACTTCTTTCATCTGTATAAATTTTAGCAGTGAAATATTTGGATGCAGTGTCTGATTTACTGTCATCAGAAAAATCATCAGTAAAAACCGAAGTTTTAAACAATGCTTCCTTAACGGCACTTGAAGGATCATATACTAATTTACTGGTTCCAGAAATTTCCAAACCTTGTCGTTTAACAGTTTTCTCTAAAGTAGTTAGACGTTTGTCCAAATTACTTATATCCTTCATAGTATATCGATCATATGTATTATATGTTATCGAAACATCTGAAGTGTTATAAGTATATGGTGGTATTCTGACAGTAGCTATAGCAATTTGTGTATCATTAGTATTGTCTGTAGGAGTAGCAGGATTTACTTCGGGTAATCCTTGATCGATCCAAAATATTCTTCCTCTACGTTCTTCGGTTACATCCCTATTTTGAACATAAACTCTATCTGTTCTACCAACATAATACTCTATATCTACCTCATTGTAAGATCTTGCACCCGAAAAACTTGGATTTGGTTTAATGAAATCTTGGAAAGTAAAAACATTACTTTCATTAATCTGAACTGGTCTGAAATCTAAACAATCTCTTAAATTTAATACTTTTCTATCTACTGGGCTAGTAAATGTGGATATTTTATTATAATCAGGATATGATTCAGCAGTTACGGCACCATTACCAGTATGTTGAAAATAATCATATATTACAACCACATTACCTGGTGCATTGGCAGTATTGCCTGTGAATCTTGCCCAACCATGTAGAATAAATTTATCAAACTGGCCATTAAATAAATCATAATCTAATAAGAATTCGGAATTAACTTGGCTCCATGCATTAGTATTGGATAATATATCACCTGTTGTAGTTGTGACGGCTCGATACATATAGCCATTATCTTGCACAAAATTATTTGCCACATATCCTGTACCTGAATCGTATGTTCCAATAAAGGTGTTACTTCCTAATTTGAAAACACCTTTCCATTCTGCAATATCTGAATGGTTTAAGTATACGAATGCATAAGATGCACTTAAATTCACTGTTGAATTTGCATTTTCTATTAGTGTTTTAGTTCTAATAGGTAAATCTTCAGTTTCTATACTTGTTAATAAATCTGCTCTTCCTACGAAATTTGTATCATCTATATTTAAAGTAATTGTTTTTCCATCACCAGATATTGCAATGGTTGTATTTGCGCCAGTATCTAATAATTGACCTGCCACATATGGTTTACTATTAGCAGAAATAGATCTAAGAACAAGAATATAATTTTCTCGTTTTGTACTAGTACCAAGCGTAGTACCTGCTCCACCCTTAAATTGTTCACCTGTTGCTAAAGTTATTGATATAGGTGCCACATTAGACAATACAACATTACTATAAACTCTGGAATAATCTAATCTAACATTACTTACATTTTTAATGTAAGGCGAAGGCAATTCAAAAATATATCGGTCTTTAAAAGCACCTTCATCCTCATTATCATTAAATGTTATAAATTCTTGAGTAGTAGAATTTTTACTTAAACTATCTATATTAGCATAATAAAATGGAGTAGAATAAGATCCCGTGTTATTAGATGAACCTGCGGGATTAGTTAAGGTGTTGGCCACCGAAACTATAGAATTGGCATAAATTAAATTTGCTGCATCATACAATCCAGTTGTATAAAATGTATATAATTTGTATTCGCCCTGCACTGGATCATATTGTAGATGTGATGGCACACCTGCCCCTACTCTAGTAGTACTATCTGTAGGATTTTTCACACGATGAAATTCAAACCAATATGCCTGTGAAGATTCTGTTTCAGGAAAAAGTCTCCCCTTAAAATCTGATACATAGATATAACTACCACCATCATTTTGACTGTCTAAATTAAATAAAGTTTTAGTAGTTCTTGCTTTATCAAATGTTAATTTTGTAGGACCAACCGTAGCAACTTCATACCCACCTACATATGCTTTTCCTATAGTTGCATATAGATTAAAGGTATTTGATGAATATAAAGATGGTTCTGGCAATAATTTAAATGGAGTAACTACGTAATTACCAGATTCATCATATGTTCTTTTTGCTAATATTTTTCCCAATTCATTATAATCAGTTTGTGTTTCAAGATAATTAATGATTCCATCGTTTAATCTTGCTATTTCAATGTAATCCTCATCTACATCCGGTATACCACTACTATTTAATTCTTTGGTCGTTAAATCCAAAGTAATTTTTAATCTATCCGCACCTGGTGCAAAATAATTACTAGATCCAATCGCTGGATCTAGTAAACTAGTATCGTCATTGTAAGTAACAATTGATTCATTATAAGTTAATCCAACAGATTTTGTAGGGTATGCGCTGTATTTTTCCGGTACAGTTGTTTGCGTGCCTGTTTTAACAAAATATCCATTTTTATAAAAAATTCCTGATACGAGATTTACAGCTAATGTTTTAGTAGTGTTTTCTCTAATAAAATTTATATTTTGATTAGTAACAGTAGCGCCTGGTCTTTTATTCAAGGTCACAATTGTATTTGATTCTACATTTACTACGTATAAATCAGAAACAAAAGATGTGTATGCTACTCTGTCACCTGCCTTAATAAGCGAATTGGCAGATGTCAAAGTAATTTGATTAGAATTATTAGATGATGTACCCTGTATAGAATATATTACATTAGCAATTGTTACAGCACCTAATGTGGTAGATGCTCGTGTTATAGATGATCCATAGGTATCATGAAAGGTTATTGTTTCTTCACTTTGAAAAATACCATCGTTAGTATAACCAGGTTTAAGATTTATAATTACAGTTGGTTCATCTCCTATTGTGGGTTCATCTGAATCATATACTGCTATGACTCTACCAAAAATATTAGAATTTGCACCTACAGCATGTTTATCTAAGAAATCAGAAACAGATATATTGTTGCCTAAATAGGTGTCTTTTAATTTCAATGCCCTAACTTTAGTATCAATAGAAACCTGGGGACCTTCTGTTTTAGTAATTCTAGTACCATCTACAAAAATATGATTACCGAATTTCCTAATTTGATCTTGTAGAATAGATTGTATTTGTGTAAGCTCTCTGGCCTGTAGAGCTACCCCAGGTTTAAATAGAATCTTGTGAAAATTTTTATCCTCGTCAAAATCATCGTAATAAGGATTTACATTAAGATTAACCTTAGCCATTTTTGCCCTTAAAATTCTATTACTAAATGTATACTTTCAGATTGATCGAATCTACGAACGATCGGAGTTCTGTTATTTACATACAATACTTTACCCGAATCATGAATAGCTTCCGGATAATGAACAGAAGAAACATTACCTGTAGCAGATGAACCTTGTCCAGTTACTATCTCACCAACTGAAAAGATTGTAGAATTAGATGTAAAACCATTTTGCTGGATGTATCTAATATATGTATTAGATCCAGCAACATTTGCAGATACAACATACGCATTAGCTTTACTAGTGCCACCAGTAATAAATTCATCTATTGTGAATAAACCTGTCACCGTTGTAAGTTGAATGCCATACGTAGTATTCATAGTTAATACTTCAGCTACAGTATTACTTGATCTTACCTTGGGATCTTTTATTAATCCTATTCTTCGATAATCATTAACTACAGGAAAATCACCTGATCCAAGTGCAAAATTTAATCTACCATTTATCATAGTGTAATAAGATCCTAATTCACTACTAGGGTCATAACCATGACCACCTCTTGGTGAAATTATTGATTTTGCATTAGCACCAGACCCACCACCGCCCGAAATAATTATATTAGCAAATCTATAATTTGTACCGGGATTATTGATATTGAATCCAACTATAACATTAGACGCATTAACATTAGCAGTAATATTTGCACTACTACCGTCCCCCGTAACGGTTACTATTAAATTAGCGGTATTAGAATAATTACTACCACCATTAAGAACTATTACGTTATGTATACCACCATCTATAGCAGCTGCTGATACTGTACTATCGGTATGGACTGCAATAAAACTATTAGTATAGAACTTCAATAGTTCGGTATCAGTAAGCTCATACATATATTTCCATTTATACCCATCAGCAGTATCTATAATATTAGTAGAAGTACCAGTAGGCTTGACTGTAGAGCTGCCGCTGTTATTATTATTGATACACTTGTATATTCTGTTTTCAGTTGTCACTACGAAAAATTGAGTAGACAAAATATTTGATTCATTATTAAATTGAGTATAAACATTTCCAGAAGTCCAGTTGTATCTTGGCACAACTAAACTTACATCAGAGGAATTTATTCTTCGCATAGCAATCATATCATCCCAATACTCATAATCAGCTGTCATGATAGTATTTGGAGTAGGTGGACTAGAATCCGTAGTCCATGATTGTGGTCTGCCAATAAACATGTATACTTTACTATTGGCAGTTTCCCCGAGAGATTCTACGAATTGCTCTGCGTTGTATAATCTTAGTTCGTTTGTTACTATACTTGGCATTAGTTATCCTGGTTACTGTATATTTATAGATTATAAGTAACGGAAAATTACGAAAACATTACTTACCACTAAAGAAGTGGTTACCGAATTACTTGTATATGTGGTGTTGCTTGTTAGTATAAAAGAACCACCTGGTTCTGAGGCATCATGATCTGCAGTTAAGGCAAAATAATCCCAAATTTCATCTGCTACATCGGATACTTCCACATTTGCATTTACTGTATCTTTAATTAATACTTCAGGAAAAACAGCTAATCCTGCAGGATGTATTATTTCTTTAGCAGAAGACACCCATGTCTGTGCATCTAATTCTGATTTTACTACGTATGAAAAAGGCTGATAGTATATTGCAGCATTGGAAGAATCTAACGCACTTCCTCTTAGGTATTTTGTGTCTAATATGCTATTTTCATTTACCCAATAACCTGCAGATGTTCCAAGAGTGCCTACATTTCCTCTAAGATTAGCAGAATTAGTATACGATAATGTTACAGAAGCTGAAGTATTATTTGCTTCTAATGTGAACCGTATGGATTTATTACTTGGAACATACCCCACATTTGCGGTTGAATATGTATTATTTAATAAACTACTACTGTTGCCTGTAAAATATAGATTGGCAGTATCTAATTTTGACAATCCATGCTTATCAGTAAAAGTTACAATTGCAACATTTGAAGTTAAAACTAAATTACCTGTCAAATTTTTACTAGGGTTTTGAACTGTAATGGTTGGGTTTGTATAATCAATACCATAATCTAGCATTTCAATTTCTAATATTGTTCCATACTCATTCACTTTAGCTATTTTTGCTTGTGCATCACTACCTGTACTATCAGTAATAGTAATATGTGAATTGGAAGTATATCCAAGGCCACCATCAATAATATCTAATGTTGTTAGTATAGGTAGTACATTTCCATAAACATTACTATAAGTATTTGCAGTTTTACTTAAAAGCTTTCTAGTTTTTAATTGCTCATATGATTGAAATGTGCCTAAAATACTTCCTTGATCTAAAAATAATTCATATACATCTGTGCCATTAATGTTAAAATTTAGAACCTCATTAACTGTAGCATAAGCACCTGAAGTATTTCCTGTAACAATAGTATTTTTAAAATCTAAGGGAGATGATGTATCATATTTTTTAACTCGTACTACTCTATTTTTTCTCCATATACCATCACTTGGTTTCATAACAACTGATTCAGAATAAAAGAAATCCACATCAGTATTAAACATTACTCTGAAAAATAATTTATAAGCTTCTTCAGAACCTTTAGTTTTATATACGTCTCTAAAATGTTTTATAAATGCTTGCTTATTAGTAATAATATTTCTTGGAATATCGTTACCATATGTGGCAAAGAAATTTGATATTAGATTAGATGTGGTTTGATCTACATCAGAATAAAGCCTAGCATTTTGTATTACTTCTTGGGAACCCTGATCTTGTTGCAAAAACCCATAATAAGCTTCCAAAAATTTAAAAAATCTCGGAACATCATTATACGTAGTAAAAGCAATACCAGAACCATTAGCAGTTCCAAGTAAATTTTTGCTTGCTATTACTTTGGATGTAGATTTAACTTCTTTTACATAAGTATTAGTATCTACGTTCGTTCCTGTAATTTTTTGCCCTGCTTTAATTGAATCACTAGAAGGCGAAATAATAATCACATTTGATCCAGTTGTGACATTAGCGTTTGCTAGTACAACAGATGTAGTATCATCTCCCCTCAAAAATTCAGGGAGTTGACTTAATACTAAAGCGGATACTTTTTCTTTTAGTCTAGACATTATACCGCAACTACATTAACAGTAAGTCCTTGTACTTTATTACTAATAGTACTAGATGTTGTATCGTCTAATTTAATAATTACATTTTTAGTTGCTACTATGTTCATAAATGAATCTTGTATATCAACATTTAATCTAACATCTGTAATATCGGAAGGAAATCCATATACATTTACCAAAGGCATTTCTAAACTACCCGAGGCATAATCCACCGTACCATAGTCAGAATCTAATACGTCATTAGTATCTGGATTATATAATTTCAATGTTCCAGTACCTATTAAGCTATTTGGATTAGTACTTGGGACATCTTTAATAATTGCTGGATATATAACATCATCTATACTAACATTAAATCTAGTAGATCTTACAGTCCCTGGTTGAATAGCAGTTCTAAATTTTATTGACTCACTATCAGTATAACTATAATTCACACCTACTACTGGGATTAACCTACGTTGTAGATTGATTACTGTTATATTATTAAGTATAGATGTATTTGTATTGTCAATAGCATTAACGAATCTAGAATATTCAAAATCTTCACTAAATTGTTGTAGATTACCGCTAAAGTAATTGTTTATAGATGTAATTATTAACCCTTTGATATCATTAGAACTAAGTGTTGTTAGTTTTGGATCATATGCCACTCTAGTATTTACATTAATATACATGTAATCGGGATCTACAAATTCTGGAGTTATCGCTAATACTTTTTTACTAGATAAAATAGCAGTTCTTATTTGTTCTTTAACACTTTCAGAAACAGCATATCCTTCATATGGTTTTAACGAAATAATTACTTTTCCATATAGGGGAGGATCATTCTCTTCTCCTCCCCATACTGAAATAGATTCTATCAAAGGAAATTGTTGTTCAATTATTGCTTTATAATCATCTTCGGTAACTGCTCTGTTATAAGCAGATAAAAATTTAGGGGCCCTAAATTTAATACTTTCAATAGTTTCTTTATCTGCACCACCTGTAGAATTAACTACTGTAGTAATAGCATCTATACTACCCCCACCAATTAAAGCACTAGAAGTAAATGCTTGATCTATGTTTCCTGAAACATTTGCAGAAATTCCATCAGTTACTATATATTGAATATTTACTATATTGCCTGCTGCTAATTGTTTACCTAACACCCCATCACCAAAATATATTTGATAATTACCTAAAGAATTTTCTTCAAGAAAAAACACTTTACTATTACTATTTAAATTTAATGTATCTGTAGATAAAGTATAGGTCGTTGATGTAGTATCAATTGCAGAATTTTGTACTCTTACATAGATACTAGTTGTATCAATATTTTGATTTGGTATTTCATATTTTTCCGCAGGACCAGGAGACACTACAGTATAACTTATAGTTAACGGAGATCCTTGGGTCACTTGAATTTCAGAAAAAGAATAAACGCCGTTAGATGGTTCTATAATTTTTGATTCTAAATTTACAAATGTAAATGGAGTAGTACCAATTGTAGTATTAAATGATGTAAACCTGTCTAAGGTTAAAGAACTAGGAGATCCAGATGGACTAGTAACATTAAAACTTATAGTTGCCTTAGCTCCTCTAGCAGAAACAGGTGTATATCCTAAATGCTTACCAATGGATACCGCAGAATTTCTTTTAACTGCTGAATCTAAAAACATTTCACTCATTAGCATATTGGCAAGATATGCATTATAATGAGTATTATATGCTAGTAAGTCTAGCAATATTGACCAATTAGATCCCTCGAATGAAAAATCTGAGAATAGTGGATTTCCATCACTATCCTGGTACGTAGTTAAAAATGATTTCAGATTAGTTTTTATACTATCGAAATCTAATTCTGTTACTCTAAGATTGGCCATTATCTTACTCTAGATACTGAAAAGTTTACTGTAATAGGTTCTGATACATTAGCATATGTAAAAATAATGTTGATATCAATCTCATTATCATCTGGATCATCATCTACATCTATTTGAATTATTCTAGCTCTTGGCTCAAATTTATTAATAACATCTGATATAGATTGTTCCATTATTGATCTTGAGATTGGAGTAAAATTTTCGAACAACATATTATGTATTTGGCATCCTATCTCGGGATGAAATGGTCTTTCATAATGCCTAGTAAGAATAAGATTTTTAATAGCATTTTTTATTGCTTCTTTATCTCTTTTTACTACTAAATCTTTAGTAAATGGATGTGCCTCGAAAGATAGATCAAGGTCTTTAAAATTTCTAATTATTCTGTTTACTGTTGCCATCTAAATATTTATTAGGCTAGATTAACTAAAGAATTTGTTTTATATGTTACATGATTCAATAAAGTACCAATAGGCATATTGGCTTTTTTGTTGTTTATATCATATGCAATATGTATCCATGAAATTTGACCACTTCTTCTAGTTTCATATTCTAAAAGAAGTTGTTTATACGGTATGTTATCTCTAATCCATTGTGCAATATCAAAATATCTATTATACCCAGTTTTTATGAATTGTAAATCTGCAGCTAATCCTATCCCATGATCTCCTTCACTTATTCTGAAACAACTAGTAATAATCATGTCTGAATATTTTGCTTTTATTGGATCAAGTACATTGACTGCTAGATTTTTAAGATTACATGCTATCTGAGCCTTAGTTAATCCTCTTGTAGCTTGCAGGGGCACATTTGATGCGGGTGCTCTATTAGTTAAAGTACCTAGTGAAAAATATTTTGATAATTTGATTGTATCGGGAAAATCAATATAATTTCTAAATTCTTCACATTCGCAGGCCTGTCCTGTTTTATTATTTGCTTGTTTATTGGAAGTAGCCGATTCGTTAGGTACCTCAGAAGTTATTTCTCCATTACTTAATCTTTCCTGTTTATATGCCAATGCTCCGGGATCTAATTCGTCAAAAGCAAATGTTCTTGGATCACAAACTGGTACTTTAAGTAAAGGTAAATCAGTAAGATCAGGAGATCTTTCAGCAATCGGTTGAACTGCTGATCCTAAACTTTGTACAGCAGTATGCCCCATCTTTTGTCTAATGATACCTGCATCTAAAGCTAAGGCAATTTTACCATGTATAGAAGTGTTTCTTGAACTATCCAAATTAATTGCACTTGATGCTTTTATATTAGTTGTTTTAGATTGTAGACCAAACTCACCCTCGGTAATAATGGTCATACCAGATTTAGCAGATAAAGCAATGGTATCTGCGGATACAACAAAGTTTTTAGCAGCAGCCAAATTCATATTATTATGGGCATATATAGAAGCATCACCTTCTACTTGAATATTTGCATTATCTCTAACAAATATATTAGTTGCTCCATCTACTGTTAAGTTATATCCACCTCTCACATATACAGAATTATTTCTTTCTAAAACCTCATAATTGTCCCCAGATACTTTACGAATCATAGATCCGTTAACATCGACCTCTATGTATGAACCAGATTTATGAAATACGTTAATACGCTCTTTACCTGGAGTACTATCAAATTCTACAATATGTCCTGCTTCTGTTTCTAAAACATGGTTATATGGATATTTACCACAATACGCTGGTTCAGGCTCATCCCAAAAATCATTAGATACTGCAATGGGAATTCTTAATGTTCTGTTAACATTTTTTGTCTTTAATGATTGATGAGTAGAATCACCTATAGCTAATTTATTGGTGTCAATTGTCCCAGTATATTCATTAGTTGGGTATACTTTATTTGGATCTTCAAATCCTTTGGAATTTGCTAATAAAGGATTATTTAAAGAGCTGGTTGTTATATTATTGGGATTATTGGGATTACCAGGAATATTTGTTTGTCTATTTGCAACCTCAGCATATTCACTCGGTAGAGATCCATCTCCACCAACTGCTAAATTACCGATAGAAAAATAAGTACCTGCTCTAGTACCATTGCCATCTTTCTTAGTAAATTTATTTGCATTTCCTGAACCTACAAGATGAGCGGATGCTAAATATCCAGCTACATTTCTGGTAGACTCATTTGCAGAAATAACTTTTGTATTTTTTAATCTATTGTAATTGACCTTTAAATACTGAAACATTATACTTTCTTGAACTTCACCGTTTGCAAAGAATTTTTCTTTAGATGTTATACCATCTTTGCCTGTCCAATTATTTGGATTATTCAATGTGCTATTTTTACTGCCTAATTTTACGTATCCTAAATCAATTAGTGCACTTGCACCAAATTGATATTTACCAATATATCCAGCAGTATTTTCTGCAGAATAATTTTGCAATCCGCCTTTAAAAGATGAAGATTCTTTTTCAGCTATCTTATCCATTAAATTTTGAATTTGATCAATAGTGAGTGGGGGTAAATCACTGGTTATTGCCCCGGTATGTAATTTAGGATCAAGCAGAATGGGATTCCCTGATCCATCGTACACTGTATTACCGGAGGAATCCTTTAAATAATTATTGGTAGTTACTGACGTATCTTTAGAAAAAGATTGTTGTTCTATATCTGTTTTTTTCTTATAAATGGGGGCTTTGGTAGTACCACCTATAGTCCCGATCATCAATGGTTGTTGTTTTTCTAAACCATCTAAGAACCAACCAACTACCCAAGTTCCCTCTAATGGACCTACCGGTGTAGTTCCTTTTCCAGAAACTGCAGCAGACGTTATAGGTTGCATAGGCATAGCCCAGGGCAAATCTGATGTTGGGAGAAGCGATTTATCTTCAGTATGATATCCAAAGATTCTAACTTGGCATCTTCCCAATTTAAGGGGATCTAATCTGTTTTCTACAACACCTACCCACCAAACAAATCCGTCTCTGCTAAAAATTTCTTTCATTATAATACGTCTGCGAATCTCGTTATGTTATCTAAAGTTGTATCCTCATAGTCACCTAAGGTATCCTTGACGACTTCTGCGGATATAGTATATCTAAAAATACCACCCGTTATTTTATGCCTTAAGGCAGTAATAAGATAGCTACCAGAATAAAATGGATCTCTATAACCCTTAGTCTCATCTGTTTCATCAACGGGTCCTAAATCAGGTAATTCTAATTCAATAACCTTGCCTGCTTCTAAATCTGTTCTACCTGGTATAACAATATTTAATTTTAATAGATTTAATTCATGTAGATTTGAAATTCTATTTCCATAAATTTCTGCGGATATTTCACTAACATTATTTTTAAAATCAGTAAATAGCCCGGGACTTTTTGCATGATACGATATATGACTGTGTGAATTTCGTATTGTGTTATTAAAAATGCCTACTCCACCTTTGCCTGAAGTATGAGTATATTCTTTAAAACTAGAAAGATGATCATATACTACAGCATCATAACTTTTATTAATTAGATCTAATGAAATATTTTTACTGGCAAAATATCCTGCCTGTAATTTATCTAAATAATCTGCATTTTTAACTACTTCTAAATCACTTATAAGATACATTTTTTCATATAAATCATCAGTCCCAGAATTATTAGTATCCGTTAATCCTTTTACTGCAGTTGCTGCTAATCTATATGGTTTTTCCTTTTGATTTTTATTATTATATGCCTCAAATATACTTTCAATATTACCAAAATAAAATCCTTTATTCGTTTCCCAAAATAAAAAATTACAAGCCTTTCCTTCTAATGGTTGTGATTTACTAGATAACCAATTAATACATTGAAAGGGAGTCCAACCTGGACTAACAAACTTCACACTATTATTAGTTTCATTGAAAAAATAGAGATCAGAAACGGTATCATTTTGTTTATATCCTTCACCGTCTCTTATTAATGTCCTTGGATATCTAAGATAGTCTACATATATCTCAGAAATAACATCTGTGATTTTCCCCTCAAACGAAGAATAAATTGGTGAAACTGAATCCATTATAGATTCAAACGAACAGAATTTAAGAACAAACACTTGAGTATTTTGATCACGAACTATTCTTCTATTTTCTATAGCATATATTTTAAAACATTTGTTAATGTATATTTTAGAATCAGGTGTTCTAAATTTTACAACTATTATTTCCTCACCTATTATAGGCAATTTTTTAACCAAATTTCTACTATCTGAAATTACTATATCACCGGACAAACTGTTACTAAAGATATACTCGTAAAGATTAAGTTCAACCATATAATCTAGTAAACTAACAGCTACACCCACCGAAGAAATTAGAACCATCTCTTCTATATCAACATCACCTACCTGTTGAAAAGGTTTTGTATCAGTTACATCAAGATTAATAGATGAGTTGTATGCGCCTAAATCCATTTATTTGTTAATTAAAGATTCAAAAATAGTAAAAAGTTCACCAACGATTTGCTGTTTAGGTACTTTTATTCTTCGCTTGTTTTCATTAACTTCGGACTCATAATCGAAATTAGATACAGATACTGCTCCTGCCTCTGTACTATTTACAATAAATCCATCTGCATTTTCATAGTGATGAGAGGCATATACATTAGCTGTACCATATTTGTTATCTACGTAATTTAATAGATTAACATAAGAAAGCGGCCAATCAAATCTAGGATCAATCATTTCATTAGCCATTAGAATAATCCAATATAATTCTGAATCATTATAAAATTTATCAGCAACGATCTCAGGAGTTTCACCATCTATCACATCATATGGATCATAAAATGAATTATTATTTTTAATTTCCTTAACTAAATCTATTCTTCTTGTAATATCAGTTATTACTTGTATAGACTGTAGATTATCTAAACTATAGTAGGTTTTTGGGAAATTTTGAAAATACATTAATAGTTTCCTGCTACAATGGTATCTCTTGTATGTAAATCTAGTTCTTGGAATGTTAACGACATGCTAATTTCAGTAGGTGCACCGTTTTTAAATGTTGAAAATGTTTCTCCACCATAATCTACAGACATATCTATTAAAGCACATCTTGACATCTCATATAAATAAGGATTCTTTCTATCACCAAAAAAATATTTGATTTCAAATTCAGATGGGTAAATATAAAAGGTGTTACTAGCTGCTAAACGAGGATGCATATGTTCTTTAAACAGTCTAATAATATTTCTCACATTATTAGATTCATTAATATTTTTAGGGAAGAATCTATGTCTAAAAGTAAATTTACGATGTTCTACTGCCTCAAATAATACTTCTCTAAATGGATTGGTTTTCACTTTAGCAAAAGCACCTATTGCGTCACCTAATCTAGCTCCCCCTGATCCAGCTAATAGTCCTGGGATTCTAGCAACATTAAGTAATCCAAGTACCGCTGCATCTTTACCTACCTTAGTTAGATCACTTAGATCATTTACCTGAGATAATAATCCCAATAAAGATCCTAAATCTGCGGTTTGATATTGCATACCATATCGTACAGATGGTCTTTCTTCAACGTGCAAAGTTATTACATCTTGTAATCTAAATCTTTTATCTGGTTCTAATAGATTACCACCTAACCATTCTGCTGCTTTTAAGGATCCTAAAGTAGTTGCAGCAGCTGCTGCAGCAACAAAGGCAGTTCTTGCTGTGCGATTTCCTGAGCTACGAGCTTTTCTCGGATCACCATCTAAAAATGAGGTTGCTAAAGATCCTAGTACTCCAGCTGCACCTAAACCAATCGCTTTTAATCCTATTGCTGAAACTACCTTATTAATACTACCATTATCTCCTGCACTAAAAATTGGATTAGTTACATTAATACTTTCATTAATCTTATCAGTGTTTAATTTAGATTTGCCTCGCACATTGATGAAAAAGGCAACGTAATGTTGTAAATCCTCAGTTCTACCTAAATCAACCGGATATTGGTATTCCCCTATAGAATATTTGTTGGTAGTTAAATTCTTTAAAGAATCTAATCCATTTGGATTATCGGCGGAAACTTGGTATGAGGATGCCATGGTAACCTATAAATATTATTTGTTATTAGAATATTTATATTGAAAATGAATACCAAAACCTACAAGGGAAAGTATAGAGTAATAAATCCCGAAAAATATCGGGGAGATATACAAAATATAATCTATAGATCTCTTTGGGAACTTAGATTTATGAAATGGTGCGATGAAAATAAAAGTATATTAGAATGGGGATCAGAAACAGTTATTATACCATATGTATCCCCTGTGGATAAAAGAGTACACAGATATTTTGTCGATTTCTATATTAAGGTGTTGGATAAAGAAGGTAATACCAAAAAATATTTGATAGAAATCAAACCCGAAAAGTATACTAAACCTCCAGCAATACCTAAAATTAAGACAAAAAAATTTATAGATGAAGTGTTTCAATATGGAGTGAATGAAGCTAAATGGAAAGCTGCATTTGAATTTTGCGAAGATAGAAATATGAAATTTATGATTCTAACAGAAAAGGATCTAGGATTAGTAAAAAATGGCAAAAATATTTGACGACATAAAAACAAGTGCCGGCGATATAGCTAGATCTTACACTTGGTACCAATCCAAAATAAGAAGTATGGGAGGATCATCTGTCACATCAAATAATTTAATGAAGGATAGAGAAAATTTAACTAGTACACTTATGCCAGGTAATATGTATTTATTCTACTATGATCCAAAGCATAAAGAAACATTACCTTATTATGATTCATTTCCATTAGTTTTACCTTTTAGGCGAGTGCCCGATGGGTTTTTTGGTATCAATCTTCATTACTTACCATATTTGTTAAGATTTAGAATTTTGCAAGCCTTAGATGAAATTGCAGATAAAAGAAATGAAACTGATAGAATAAGTTTGTCATGGAGATTACTTAATTCAACTGCAAACTTACGTCCAGCCACGGCATGTGTGAAACATTATTTAACTAAACATCTAAGATCAAGATTTTTATATATTGATAGAAACGATTGGATAACTGCTTCACAACTGCCTGTAGAAGATTTTAATAAAGCATCTAAAAAACAAGTATGGGCAGATACCATAGGTAAATTCTAATGGCAAATTTTAGTTTAAACGACTTTATTTCAAAAGTAACATCAACAGATTTAGCTAGACCAAATAAATTTGAAGTTATTATACCTGTACCAGCTGGCATAACGTATCTAAAGAATTATGGTGAAACCGTTTCTTTATTTTGTGAAAGTAGTAGTTTTCCGGCTCAAACCATTTTTGTAAAGCAACATAGAATATTTGGTGCGCCATACCCAAGACCGGTAACTTCAGATTTTGGCGGTGGTGGTATGCCAATGTCTTTTTATGTGGATCAAAAAATGGACGTGAAAGCATTTTTTGATGTTTGGCTCTTTAATATAGTCAATCCTAATTCTTTTCTAGTTGAGTACAAAGATAATTATGTTTCTCAAATCGAAGTAAAACAATTGAATAATAAAATGGAGCCAGTATATAGCATAAAATTAATAGATGCTTTTCCGCAATCAGTTAATTTATTAGATTTAAATATGGCTACACAAAATCAAGTGCATAAAGTACTAGTAAATTTTGCTTATAGAAAATGGGTCCCTACTCATACAGTTGTCAATCAATACAATTCATCGAGAGAATTATCTTTATAATAAAGGAGTAACATGTCTTTACCAACTCTTGAAGTGCCTAATTATGAAACTATTATCCCGTCATCAAAAAAGAAAGTAAAATTTAGACCATTTTTAGTTAAAGAATATAAGGTACTATTAACTGCATCAGAAAGTTCTACAGATGAACTAGCAAGAATAATTACTGAGCTAGTTGATGTTTGCACATTTAATAAACTTAGTATAGATAAACTTCCTCATTTTGATTTGGAATATTTGTTTCTACAAATAAGATCAAAATCTATAGGAGAAGTTGTTAAATTAACTAAACAGTGTGATAAATGCGAAAATAAAATTGATTTTAATTTTGATATAAATTATATCAAATTAGATAAAGATGTAAAAGATACTAAGATATTTTTGACAGATAATCTCGGTATAATTATGCGATACCCTAAATTTGATGAAATATTAGATATTGCTTCAGATATGAATATAAACAAAATGTTTGATTTAATAGTAAAATGTGTAGATACAGTTTTTACTAAAGATGATTTTTATGGGCCTGATAGTTTCACATCTGAGGAAATACAAACATTTATTATGAATTTAACTAAAGATCAATTCGATAAGTTGGAAAATTTTCTCACATCGATGCCGAAAATAGTATTCCATACAGATGTACAATGTTCTAATTGCGGACATAACAACGATGTAAAATTGGAGGGTCTCCAAAATTTTTTCGTCTAACTCTTTCCCATGATAATTTAGTAAATTATTATCAACTAAATTTTTCATTGATGCAACATCATAAGTACTCTTTAACAGAATTAGAAAACATGATGCCGTGGGAAAGAGAAATATACATTTCGTTATTAATAAATCACATTAAAGATGAAAATGAAAAAGCCAAAATTAAACAGTTAAAAAGGTAACAAATGGCGGATCAGGTAAAATCATTTCAAGATGAATTTCTTAATATTAGAAGAAATGAAAAAAGAACACAGGATCTTACAGATTCTGTTGAGAATCTAGTTGATGAAATTAAAATAACTAATACGGCTTTGAAAAAGTTATCTGATAATTTAGGCAAAACTAAAAATAAAGACAAAGAAACCGAAGATAAAGAAATTGAAAATGATAATTCTTCTATTGGGAAAATAGTAAGTGAATTTAAAACAGGCTTAAAGGAAGGATTTGTAGAAGCATTAGGTCTAGGTAAACAAAAACCGAAACCACTACTATCTGCTGCTCCCGTTGAATTAGCTGCAGGCATAGGTGTGGCCGCAGCATTAACTTCTCAACCTGCTCCTGAGATTGCAGCAGAAAAATCTGAAACGAAAGAAATAATTGAAGAACCAATAAAAATTACTCCAATACCAAATGAAACTGTTGAGGATAAAATAAGAAAGATGGAGGAATTTACTGGGCTACGAAATAGGGCTATAGAAAAAATAAATTTTGTTTCCCCGGATATAGATTTATCAAAAGATACAAACACTTCTAATTTTGAACTATTAGATGCTCCAAAAAAACAAGAAGAAACTTTAACTGAAGAAATAAAAGAAGTTTTTAAACTTAATTTTAAATCATACGAAGCACTGTTGCAAGAGATGCAAGCATTGCGTAAAGCATATGAAGATAGTATTATTTTAAGAGATATAAATGATGAGACGGAAAGAAGCAGAATTAAAAAAGAGGAAGAAGCAGATCTATTAGCTACCGCAATAGCTGAGAAATTACAAGATGTCATAGGTAATCAACCTGCTGTTGGTATAGATTTACCAGGCGGTAAAGGACCAGGAAAATTAATGGGATTGGCCGCAGGCATTAGTGCTGCAGCCGCAGCACTAACTTTATTAGCAGGACTTATTTACGCAGGAACTAGACCTGAGTCACAAGCAGCTGAAACTCAATCTGAGGCAGATGAAAAAGCAAGGAGAGTAATTGAATCGGGAGGTTCATCGGAGGAATTAGGTGCAGCTGGAGTTTCAAGAGAAGGAATAAGGCAGGCAGAATCTGTTGGAGGTTTAGCGGGGGTAAAAGACGAGGAAGATCGTCGTAAAAATTTACCTGAAGTACAACAGAATTTGGAAAAATTAAAAGATATAGAAAAATTATATAACGAAGGACAACCTCTTTCACCAAAACAACTTGAA